ATGGCATCGCGCCAACTCAATAGGCTGACCGCAATCGGTATCTCGAAAGAGGTGAAGCCCGGATATTATGCCGACGGCGGCGGCCTGTATCTGCAAATTTCGGCGAGCGGCTCGCGGTCGTGGATCTTCAAATTCACCATCGGTGGACGTACCCGTGAAATGGGGCTTGGTGCGCTAGCCGTCGTATCGCTCGCGTCAGCCCGAAAGATCGCGGCCGAGTGCCGGGCCCAAGCCAAGAACCGTATCGATCCCATCGTCGCCAGAGAGTTGCACGCCGTTCATGTCGTCACTGGTGCGAAGCGCCGGACGTTCCGCGAGGCGGCCACGGAGTTCATTCAGGACCGCAGCGGAACTTGGAAGAACGCCAAACACGCGCAACAATGGACGAACACGCTCGTGACCTACGCCTATCCGATCATCGGTGACATGGACGTGCGCGATGTCGACACCTCGGCGGTGCTGCGTATCCTGCAACCCATCTGGACGAAGAAGACTGAGACTGCGCAGCGCGTGCGCGGGCGTATCAAGGCGGTGCTCGACGCGGAAGCCGTACGCGGCAATCGTGCTGCCGACAACCCAGCGCGCTTCTCCGACCATCTGGATCGAGTCTTGCCCCGCACGAACAAGCGCCAGCAGGTCAAACACCATCCGGCGCTGCCGTGGGAAGAAATCCCGGCATTCGTACGTGAATTGGAGACTCGTCCACGTCGAGCGGCGCGCGCGCTTCATCTGCTGATTCTTACGGCAGTTCGTACAAATGAGGTTCGGTTTGCACGTCCCTGCGAGTTCGACATGGTGGCGAAGGTCTGGGAGATACCCGGCGAGCGCATGAAGTGCGGTGTGACGCTGCGCGTGCCGTTGTCTGATCGGGCTGTGGAGTTGGTGCAGGATGCATTGGCAAAGGCCAAGCCAGATGGTTATCTGTTTCCAGGTATCAAGGAAGGGCAGCCCCTGTCGAACATGTCAATGCTGAAGGTGCTGAAGATGATGGAGCGCCGGGATATCACCGTGCATGGCTTTCGCTCCACCTTTCGGGACTGGGTGGCTGACTGCACCGACTACCCCGATTCGCTGGCTGAGCAGGCTTTGGCGCACACTATCTCGTCGTCGACCGTAGCGGCATACCGCCGTCGTGACATGCTCGACCGCCGTCGCCCGATGATGGACGACTGGGCGGCTTATTGTGCAGGGGCGACGGCGCAGGTCATTCCGTTCATGCAAGGCACAGCTGCGTAGTATCGAACTGCGACACGGGCGGCTGTTGCGCGGGCGGTCGCCCGGCTTTCTTCGCTAGCCATGCATCCACGTCTTCCTCCATCCACGCCTTGCGATTGCCGTAGATCACGAACGGCTCTGGGAATTCACCGTTCGCCACCATGCGATAAATGGTCGACTGTCCGAGCGACAGCTTTTCCGCGACCTGCTTCACGCTCAGTGCTTTCATCGTATCTCCCATGCGCGGGATGTAACCCGCAGAATCTCTTTCAGTGCTTCGGCCGTGGCCGGGTGGGTGGTCATTTATTGCTGATCCGTGTCATCTCGCCGCAGTGCTGGCACTTCGTCCGACTGCGCTCGCCTAGTCGCTTGAGTTCGTCGTGATACCGAGCATGCAGTTCGTGGAACCGGTTTTCCTGAATGCTCAGTTGCTGAAGTACCCACATGGGGTTGAGCTTTTCGTGGCAGTCGGCGCACTCCACTTCTGCAAGTTGCTCATCTACGATGAAACGCTTATGCCAGCACCTGCCGAGGTGAACCGATTTCAGGACACGATCCTTGCCTAGGTCGATGCGAGGCTTAACTGGAAGAAGGGTCACATTGGTATCAATGACGCCGAGTCCGATACGATCATCGTCGCTCATAGAGCCTCCCGGCAGTCGCCCAGAATGATCTCGTTCTGTCTCATGTCAGTCCCCGCACATGCAGTCGATAAGCGCTTCGTCGCCGTCCACTTCTTGGAAGTCGAACGGAATTTGCTTGGTAAAAAACTCTGCCTCCCGACCCAACTCAGTGTATCGAGGGCGGTCGTTGCGAAACGTCGCTCCGGCAGGACGGCTTTCTTGTGCTGCCCACCAGACCACTCGTCCAGGCTCTTGGGTGAGTGCATACACGATCTTGTGACGCGCCTTCAGGAAACAGAGATCGCAGTTTCCGAGATCACCTTGAGGGTCAAGCTCAAGATCGAATGGCTGGTGCTTCCAGAATTCGAGCACAGCAGGCTTGGTAATCCGTGAGTTCGCAAGCGGCAAATTCGGTATGCCTCCGTTGTTGTCGCGACCGGGGGCGCGTAGTCGAGCCACGCGTCGAGGTTCGTCGGCACGAATTCCCATCACGTTGTCCCACTCGTCATACCCAAGGGACTTCATGAACGCTTTCCCGGTCTTCACCTTCAGATTCGCGGTGCAAGTGCGCGCGACAGGGTTTGGCAGGATGCCAAGGGCGTCGATCATGCGTTCGAATGGCTCGCCTTTGCGGCTGGCCGTCTCGAAGTTCACCTCACGCCAAAGACAACGCGAACGGCTTCCATTCTCGAATCCGTCCCACTCAATCCACCGAATCGGCACGTGCCAGTGGATGGAGCACGCGTTGATGAACGCAAGCGTTTCCTCGCGTTCCTTCCCGGTGTTCTGGAAGACCACATGGCAGTCGTCTGGGATGCTGCCGTTCGCCAGCAGGATTTGATGCAGCATGTATCCGCTTGTGCGGCCGCCGCTAAAGCAGATCTGCGCCGGGCCTGCGAGACGGTATGACGTAAGATCGCTCACGATTTCCGCTCCTCCGCTTCCCAGCCCCATTCCAGATAGCTGAACGCAGCGTCTTTGCACATATCTTCGCGCTCTTCCTCAGTCATGGACTCCCACTCGGCGTCGTCAATTTCAAAAGACGCATCGCAATTCGAGCCGATCTTGTTCGTCCTGATCCATACTTCGATTTTCATTTCCGCTCCTCCGCTGCCTGAGAGGCTGCGATACCTTCCTTCGTCAGAAACCAGCACAGAGACGCCCAACGGCTCTTATCCGACCGCGTGCTGCCTGCTAGTCCCTGACGTTCCAGTGAGCGCATGGCCGACACGATGGCAACGTTGTTGCTGTCGAGCAGGTAGGCGAGCGTCGCCGTAGAGATGGCACCGAAACTCTTCTTCGCGTCCAGTTTGCGAGCGCACCGCAATTGGAATTCGGTCACGCATCCCCCTTCGCTTGATTGGCGCTGTCGACACCGGTAAGAAGGCCATAGAGATACGCGTAGATCAATTCTTTCGAGACGCTGCCGTTGATCGTCCAATCGCTGTTGTCTCGATAGAAGTTGATGTACTGGAATTCAGGTGCACGCGTTTCTACGATCAGGGAGTAGCAGCGAGCCTTGATCGGACGGCGCAGCGGCTTCCTAATTTCGTATTCTTTCCACCATATACGCCAGTCCTTACCTGTGACTTTGCGAACCTCCGCAAGCAATTCGTCTAGCGCTGCATCGCCGGTCGGACGAGTGGCTTCGTAATCGCCAAAATACGAACACATCGGCATCACTCCCCCTTTTGCGCCTGATTGGCGGCAATGGCGGCTTGGAGTGCGACCGTCAGCGCGCCGAGCGTGCCTGCCACGCCGTGTTCCGAGAAAAATTCGGATGCGGCGATAGCATCGTCAATCGTCACAGGCTTGCGCCCGAATTCCATCCCGGACAGGAGGGACGGTGACACGTTGCGATATCGCGCCATATCCATCAGCGTCGTGGCTGTCGTGATTCGCAGTGCGCGCACCAGCATTCCGTAAGGCGTCAACGGGTTCGTGAGGCTCGGTGATTCCTCCCCGCCATCCGCCGACAGCGCGGCGCTGAGGTGTGCCTCTTGCACCGCTTTGTCACTGATGACCGCTCGCGCGAAGCTGATAATGTCGTTAATGCATTCGTCTGTTGTATAACTGCGAATCAACGCGCATTTTTTGGCTATGGTAAGGATGTGATCGTCACTGACTTGCTGGAAACTGGTTTTCACCGTCTCCAGCATCGCGGCGCGAGCATAGTCGACCATCTGACTAGCTGTGTAGGCGCGCGGTACCGACTCGTTTGTCAGTGTCAATCCTGAGAAAACAGTGGGATGCGGCAGCACAGGCAATTCTCGCTCATCCCCGCCCACCTTCACGGGAGAAGTGAGGGCGTTTTTGGCTATAGCGGCGTCAAACGCTGAATCAACAATCGCTCGCATCGTCGGCATGTCAAGCCAGCGATTTCGCGTATGCAATTGATACGCCACTTCCCCGCGTATGTTCGCGCCCACCTGCTGCGCATCTGCAGCGAACATGTCGCCGACGTGCGCGGTGTCGAGCAACGCTTGCAGTTCTGCAATCTTGTCGGCCTGCTCGCGCACCTTGACGTGCAATGCATTGCGCTCGCCGCCATTCACGTGCGAGGCGTAGCGGGCTTGCAGTTCTCCCTCGACCGCTCGCGCGAAGTTCCTCCAGCCCCACCCCTTGAGGAACCCATTTAAGCCGCCCGGCATCGTCTCCGCGATCTTGTCGATATCCTCATTGGACAGAAAACAATTCCCGTACTCGCGAAGCTCTTGCCCTGCGCTCTGTGCGGCTGGCGTGGGGGTGGCGGCGGGGGCGGCAGGCAATGGCATCCAGTGAGTCGGCGAGACTTCGATTTCCCTAAATTCAAACGGTTTGTCGCCTCCGATGCAGAAGAATGATCCGGCAGCGAAATACCGGTCTCCGATCCGCATGCCATTGCCGGTCGTCTGATCGTCCTCCGGCCCCCATGCAAGGAGCATCCAACAGACACCCTTTGCCCCGCGTGGCGCCGTCTCAATCGGCTGCCACTGGCTCGCATCAAACGTCACGGTCTTGTTGTTCGTCATGGCATCAGTCCCAGTTTGAGAGGTCTTCGACTACGGCGCCTTCCGGGTCGCTTTCGTAACCGGTGCTATCAGTCACAAAGCCCTCATACAGAACGTCGACGTATTCGGCCAACGCCGCGGGGTCCCATCCCGGGATAAGTCTTTCCAGTTTTTCCGACGCACGCTTGATCCATTCGTCCTTCGTAAGCGGCGTCACGGTCTTGTTGTCAGGCATTCTTTTTCTCCTTTCGGATCTTGATATGGCGCTCTGCCGCCGATGTCATTTCGATGTGCGCCGCTGCCGAAACACGATAGAGGGTATGCATATCCGCGCTCAACTCTGACCGTTGCAAGCACTCTTGTCGCAGATTCCCGTTGCCGTCTCGAACGATCAGCCATACCGGTGAATTCGCCCATCCGGGGCCATGTGCCGGTTCGGCATAGGCAGTAACGATTCGATCAGTCTTGGCGAGCTTCAGCATGGGTGACCTCGTCAATCGGAGCGGCGGGGAGGGGCATCCAATGGGTCGGTTTTGGGTTCATCCCACCCGACCAATCGATCCAATCATCGAATCCATCGCTTTCGTCTTGACCAATCCAGCGCCCGTCGAAGTCTCGGTGCTCTCGAATGTATGCATCCTGGTGCAGCCAATGTCCAACCGAAATCACCGCTCGGTTTGTTAGCAAAAGGTCTGTTCCATCCCTTGGAGCGGTCTCAATCGGATGCCAGCCACTTTCCAACGTCTCCACGACAGACTTAGGTGCAGGGGGCAGGCACGCACGCTCGATCTCCACACCGAGCAGCATCACGTCAGCGGCGATAATGTTCAGGTACTTTTTGCCATCGATCAGGCTTGCGGGGGCGCGCTCGCACACTTCGTACCAGAGTTGCAGAAGGCTGTTCATACCGTGCTCCCGAAGTAGGCCGAGTACATCGCGTCGAGCGCTTCGACCTGCTCGCTGTCGAGGCGCGTGACTTGGCCGCTGTGCATGACGGCGCTGATCGGCGCGAGGGCCGCGCGCTCTTGGTCGGTGAGGTCGCCGGAGATTTGCTCCAGCGACTTGACCATTTCGGTTGTGGTCGGCAGGCGCATGTCAGGCGTCCCGAAGCAGGTCGTGAACGCTAGTCGGCGGCGGGGCTGTCAGCGTCAACGTGACATCGCGCTGAATCAGGCCGCAGAGCTTGCCCATGTCGTCTTCCTCCGGGTGCGCGATGCAACGGAAGGACACGATCACCGTGCCGCCTTCCATCGGCTGGATGCGGAAGCCGTCGACCTTCAGTTCTTCGAGCACGATGTTGCTGTCGCCGCCGAGGCCATAGTCGATCTCGGCCGTGTAGCCGACGCCCTCCAATTCCCACTTGAAGGGCGACATCTTCGGATACTTGAGCTTCGACAGGCGGTCGGGATCGACGAGATCATCCTGTGCGTCCGGACGCGTGTAGAGCACGCCGCGCAGATCAGCCGCGAAGTTCGCCAGCACGCCGTTATCTGCCGCGACCTCGAACTTCAGATCGACGGCCGGTTTCTTGTCCTCGCCGTGGAGTTCGGCGCGCGGGTTCACGCTGGTGAGCTTGGCTTGCTGGGCTTCGAGTTCGAACATGGTGGGTATCTCCGGGAGGTGGTCAGGCGGTTAAGCTGCGATGCGCGATGCGAGCCACGCGGCCAACCGCGTCATCGGCGCGTACTTTTTCTTGTCCCAACTGTTCTCGCCTTCGCCTTCTCGCGGAAGCGCTCCGGTCATGCCGTCGAGAAGCCCGTGCAGCTGTTCGATCTGCGTTTCCTTCTCGTCATGAAGATCGCTGTAATGCTTCTTCATGCGCTCGGCGTCGTCTGCACGCTTCGTCTCTGCCGTGAGTTTCGATTCCAGTTCGGTGATACGGGTCTGCGCTGCCTTGAAACGGGTGATGAGTGCGGGTTGCTTCGTTGCCATGTTTGAAATCTCCGAGTGGTGGGCTGGTTACTGGCTGATGACGTCGCGGCGCTCGGCAGCGGCTTCACGCAGTGCCTGAGCGTCTTCTGCGTTGAGGTCGCGACCGCTGTCGAGGATCATGTCGATCTCGTCGCCGGTGCTGGCGGACAGCATCTGGTTCATGAGGGTGGTGATGCTCGGGCCTTCGAGTTGCGGTGCGTCCTGCGTGCCCGGTTCGTCGCCGTATTCCTCGTCGACCACGGAGAACTGGCCGTCGATCACGGCTCCGTTGTCTTGCGGCAGCCCAGCGTCGGCGCGCTCGTCGAGCGACACTGCCGTCTGCAATTCGATGCTCACAGGCAGGAACTTGAACAGGCGACGCACGACCGTCTTGAGTGCCATCGCAGCGAAATCGTCGACCCACGGGCCTTTGTCCTTGGCCTTACTGCGCGCTCGGATGCCTTCCACCTCGGCGCGGCTCATCACGTCGAACTGGATGCCGCCATCCTTGAGCTTGGCCACGGCGTAGACGAACGTCAGCTTCTCGGCGTTGGCGCGGTTCGGGTTGTTCCAGTCCGGGACGTGTTCGATGTGAGCATCCAGCCCGAGTCGACAGTCGAACTTGTCACCCTCGTACACGGCACGCGCGTCGATACTGACGATCTGGCCCGAGCGACGCGCGAGATCGATCATGCCGCGATAGCCGATGATCAGTTGCGCTTCCTTTACCTTCTTCCAGTTGTTGCCATCCTTCACGTTGCGGTCGTATGGAAGGATGTAGGCGTGGCCGAGTGCGTTACCAGGCTCAAGGCCAAGCTGCGCGCACTGGATCACGGCGCCGAAGAACGACACCGGGGTGCATTCAGCCAGCTTCGGCACCTTGCGAATCTCAGTCGTGACGATGCGCGCGAGGCGTTCGGGGGTCATGTGACGCGGCAATGCGGCCTTGATCTGTGCCTGCATGCTCGGGCTGGCGAGCATGTGTGCAACGTTGTCGACGGGGTTCTTCTTCTCGTCGGCCACGGCAGTCCCCGTGACCTTTGCCTTAAGGGCGTTGGTGCTCATGCTGGATTACTCCTTGAATTTGCCGAGGCGGAAATCGATGTACTTCGAGGCTGGATAGTCGACGCTGTAGGCCTTCTTGCTGATCTCCTTGCGGATGAACGCATGACCGTCGTCGAATCGAATGGCTGCGGCTTTGCCCATCTCTGCGAGCAGGTGTGCGCGTGCGCCGTCCTGCAACGCCTCGTAATGGGCCTGCATACGCTTGGCCGTCTCGAATACAGCGCGCCAGTGCTCATGCATGGCCGTGGCGTCGATCACGGTGCCGTCGCTGCCCGGATAGAGGCGTTTGATGGTGTCGAGGACGTTCTTTGCCTCGTAATCGATGGGCGGCTGCACCTTGGGGACGACGTATTTCGTCCAGAACTCGGCGGCACGTTCGCGCATCACGCGGATCAGTTCATCGTCGCGCTGCACGACGTACGGCTTCAGGTCGTCGCCAATCAATGCGAATACGCGGCAGGTATTGCGGCCGGTCACGCCGAGGCCGTGCTGCACCTGGGCAACGTAGTGCAGCGGCAACTCGTCGGTTTCATGCTCGCCCCATTCCTTCGACTTGAACGGGTGAACGGTCTTGATCTCGATGTTTTCGCGCGCTTCGCCGTCGGCGTATTCCGCATCGATCTCCGCCGCTAGGAACGGCAGTTCGGCATCGATGTAGCGCTCGTTGGCAGCCACGATATTCAGGCCGTGCTCCTCGCGGATCATGTCGAGGATGTACGGTTCCAAGCGCGAACCGCGACGCTTGGCAGCCGCGTTGTGACCGTCCTCGCGGCGCGGCGTGATCTTGTCCATCCAGAGATCGACGACATTGCGCCACGGGCTGACGCCGAGAATGGCTGCGACGTCGCTACCGCCGATGAACTTCGTACGGTCCGGGACCGCGATCAGAGGTGCATTCATGGTCAGATGCTCCGGAAAACGACGGGCTGCGCGGCGCGCAATTCATCCTCGGCGTCGAAGTGGCCGACGATGCCGAGCAACAAGAGGAAGATCACGACGCCGAGCCAAGACGAGACGTACGGGCGGCGCGTGGCGAAGCGGTCGAGGCGGCGAAGGAGGTTCATGCGGCACCTCGCGCGCGGAGCATGGCGTCGGCCATTTCGAAGGCGGCGGCGGCAACGGTGTCTTCCTCGTAATCGAGTCCGCCTTCGGGCTGAGCGATGATTGCTGCCATAGCCTTCGCCGCGAAGTAGTCGCGCAGGGTCATGCCTTCGTGTGTCACTTCGCCCATCGTCCCGTGGCTCGGAAACGCCGGACCGCCGTTGTTGATCTCGCTCATGCCAGCACCTCGCCCTCAGCAAACACGTTCACCTCAGCCTCGAACGCGGCCTGCATGATCTCGCCCGCGCGCTTCGTGTCCTGCTTGATCAGCGCGTCCAGCAGTTCGAGATAGGCCGGGTAGTTGTCGTCTTCGAGACGCTTCAGGGCGTTCTGCGGGTCGGCACGCTCAGCGCCGTATTCACGTGCCTTCGCCAGCGCCTCGGCGGCGTCCTGCTGATGCATGTACGCGCCAAGGTCGCGCGTGACGATGCAGGGTAGGGGTGCGTTCAT